GCAACACACTCATCTGGATTAATAGTTTTACAAAGTTCCTTTCCATTAAACATCTCCATAATGAGCTGTTGAATCTTAGGAATACGAGTGCTGCCACCTACAAGTACTACTTCATGAATTTGTGCCTTTGAAAGCTTAGAATCACGTAATACTTGTTCAACAGGGGCCATTGTCTTCCTGAACAGCTCATCACAAATGTTCTCAAATTTAGCACGAGTAATACTACTGTTAAAATCAGTGCCCTCAAAAAGACTATCTATTTCAATATTCGCCACAGTTGAAGATGAAAGTGTACGCTTAGCAGATTCACAGGCAGTACGGAGCCTACGCATAGCACGAACATTAGATGAAATATCTAACTTATGCTTACGCTTAAATTCTAGCATAAAATGCTCTACAAGCATGGTGTCAAAATCCTCTCCTCCAAGGTGAGTATCACCAGCAGTTGCCTTTACCTCAAAAATGGCTTCATCAATCGTAAGGATTGATACATCGAATGTTCCCACATTCGCGTTTTTATAATGGTATTTAATCCATTATTTCTCATACTTTCATATGAGGTCAGACTATATCTTATTTAATTTTTATTACTACTTTTACTATTGCATAATTCATTTTGTAATTCTTTGATCATCTGATTCCAGTTGTTTGGAGTTATAAAATAATATTTTTTCAGTTTATTCTCTAAAATATATTTATTGACAGCACTTACCTTTGTTTCCCAAAGACCCGATTCTACTTGATTTCTATGCCATATATGAAAATCTTTGATTTCAATTAATAGATTATCAATTTGAAAATCCACTTTATATTTTCCTTGTTTATTATTGAATACGTATTCTACATTAGGACCGTTTTTAACAACTAAATTATTAGAAGCGCACCATTCAATAAACTTTAATTCAAGTTTAGATTGATACATAATAATATTGTTATTAATGTTTTTTGTTGGTCTTAATTTGAAGGTACGATTGCATAATGTACAATCAATGCATAATAGTTTATGACAGTTCTTAAATTTTTCTAGTGATTTACAACGCCAATTGCTTTCACAATTATCACATTTTATAATAGGTTGATTTGCTTTGAAAATAACATTATTTATTGTATCGTAAAGAACATATGAAAATTTCATTTGATTATTCACTTTATAAATAGGCCAATATTCATAATTATTTATATCAGATAATTTACCATTTCCAAAACTAATTATTTTAGATTTTATTCTATTGTAATCATCAATTGAGAGATGTGATAATAAATACGAATTTTTGTAAATATCAGGATATGTTTCAAATTCTATTTTTGAATTTTCATAATGTTCACGATATGTTTTTTCTTCTTTTTCAACCTTGTTTTTTGGCGTTCGGTCATAATCAGTTTCATTCAATTTAATATTATTACATTGAAAGCATTCTGATTTACCTTGTCTAATCTTTCTTAAAAATTGTGTTGAACCACAAGTATTTAATTCTTGACAATTTAAACACTCATACGTGTAAAAATATTCGGATGATTTTTTTATCTTATTTCCATTAATAATTACATGCCAAATGTTTTCTTTTGTTGATGAGTATTTACTTGTTTCAAACTTAAGTGTCTTTGTTACAATAGGGATAATGCTGTTATCTTTCTTATTTTTTAACTCAATTAGAGAATCTAAAATTTTATCTCTTAGAGTTTCAGATGTCATTCCTTATAATATATAAAGAATATGTTTTATTTCATTTTGCTAGCAATTAATTAGTAGTTTTTAAAATTAAATTCTGGCATTCGTGGGTACAATATTATACCTAGTCGTTGAACCTTCTTCTTATATCTTTTTTGAGATACTTAGAAACTTGGCTGCTGATTATCCAATCTTTTACCTTTTTTTAACCTTCACACTTATATTTTCATATTATGTTGTGGTAGGAAAAGCTTAAGGAGTTTCCAGCAATTAACCAGATTCCGTTGTGGCTTAATAAAATTAAAAAGCCATAACGAGTGGGTTTGCACCACAGGAAGCAGAACGTTTACCTCCACAATCAAAAATTAATACATTTTTCTCACCCTGGTTCTTTTTATCTAGACCATACGCAATAGCAGCTGCAGTGGGCTCATTGATAATTCGTAGAACATTGAGACCAGCAATGGTACCTGCATCCTTGGTAGCTTGACGTTGAGAATCATTAAAATAAGCTGGAACAGTGATAACTGCATCAGTTACAGTTTCACCTAAGAAAGCCTCAGCAATTTCCTTCATCTTACTTAAAACCATAGAACTAATCTCCTCCGGGGCAAAAACCTTTGTCTCGCCCTTAAAATCTACTTCAATAAATGGCTTGTTCTCGCGGTCAATAACCTTATAAGAAAAATGCTTCATATCAGATTGGACCTTTGGGTCATTAAAATTTTGTCCGATAAGGCGCTTTGCATCAAAAACTGTGTTCTTGGCGTTATTAGCAGCAGATGCCTTAGCTGCTTCACCAATCAAACGCTCTTCTTGAGTAAAAGATACATAGGATGGCATAGTACGATTTCCTTGGTCGTTGGCAATAATCTCAACATGGTCATTTTGCCAAACTCCAACACAAGAATAGGTAGTACCCAAATCAATTCCAATTGCTTTACAAGACGCCATGCTTATAGAAATATTTATGAAAATAGTTTTATATTGTTTTTTAAAAAAAATTGATTTCTTCGTTTCGTTATTCCAATTGCTAAATATAATCATTAAACATGATGAGAGTAATGGTAATTTCTATGCTAGCAATGAGACAATCTGCATATTCAACACTCTTAACTCCCAAAAAGTTATGTGTCAATTGTAAACATTTTATCGCAAACAACAGGGAATGTGCGATTTTTGGCACAACAGATTTGGTCAATGGGAAAATAGATTATAAATATGCAAGTTATTCTAGAACTAATGAAGATAAATGCGGAGAAAAAGCTCTATATTATGAGGAAAACAAATACAAATTTGTTACGGTGCCTTATTATTTCTGTAAAGCATGGTGGCCAATTATTTTGCTTCTAGTGTCATATTCTGCAATTCTATATACTAATTTCAAAAATTAAAAACTTGCTAATGTATCTTCAATATCAATAAGCTTTTTTGTTTCCGTAAAACCACCTACAAAAGTACCACACCTAAAAACCATAGGAAATGTTTTATATTCCTTTCCGGCATGTTCCTTAATAAATTCTAAAAACTTTTCCTTATCTTCTATTAAATAATCATCGCAATCAATCAAATCAAAAGCATAATTTTTTTCTAAAAGTAATTTTTTGACTTTAGTGCAGAAAGTACATCCACTTTTACTGTAAATAGTAAACACAGTGTTTGATGGCTCTTCAAATTCCATTATTGTATTGTATATAAATATATATAAAAGTATTTAGAAAAGTATTTATAAAACTATTTCTATATTATAATATTAATAATGGAATCTTATATAACAGCTTATGAATATGAAAGTAATGTAAATCCTAAATTAAAACAGATTCCTATCATTACCAAAAACAGTAATGAATGTACTGAACCTATAACGTTTATAGATAATTCTGATTTGTATAACATAGATTATCTCGCAACTTCTCCTAATTTATTAGCAAGTTTTATAAAATGTAAAACTATTTTTAATGCACAAGATGAATGTTCTATAAATCTAAATAGTTCATCACATTTTTTCTTTGTAATACAAGGTAAATGCGGATTTGAAATAGATGAACAATTATTTAACTTAAATAGTGGTGAAATATTAATTACACCTTGTTGTAAGAATTTTACTATTTTTAATAAAAACAATCAGGAGGAATTATTAATTTATTACATTAATGATAGTCCATTAATGAATTATCTTGGAGCTAGAGCAGAGAAAAAATTATTTCAAATATCGGTCTATAATAAAGAATTCTTGATGAAAAATTTGATTAATTTATCTAATCCAAATAACAACAGAAAAGGTATATTATTAAGTAACCAAGATACTGAAAAAATTGGAATAAATACTATTACTCCTACATTATGGGCACTGTATAATGAATTACCTCCGAACATGGTTCAAAAACCACACAGACATAATTCTGTTGCTCTTGATTTATGTATAAAATGTGAGGATAGTGAGAATATTTATACGTTGATTGGTGAAAAACTAGACGAACATGGAAATATTGTTGAACCTATTAAAGTAAATTGGAAAGAAAATGAGATGTTTATTACACCACCAGGACTGTGGCATTCTCATAATAATACTGGAAATACATTTGCTTATGTATTACCAATTCAAGATGCAGGATTATTACTTTATCAACGAATTCTAGGTATAGAGTTGTATTAAATTATTATTCGTGAATCGTCTTCCTTTGCTTGTCAATTGGATAATTTGTAATGTTATATCTAGCATAAGGAAAGTAATTATTATTATGCTTCCCTTTAAATCCAGGTTGCATATATGGATGAGTTCCGGGACTAGTAACATAGGTATGACTAGGACTAGCCGCTTTTTTCGGAGGAGCAACAGCACCTCCACCTCTTACACGTCGTAATGCATCATTAACTACATTTACATCTTTATAAGCAGTAAAAGACATAAGTTTATTTGCATAATTAAGGGTTCCTGTTCCTACGCTATTGGTGCGGCGATTTGTTGTGACTTGTGATGCATCGCGATTATTAGAACCTATCCATTTCTTTTGAATAGGTGCACTCGTACCATCAAACACGGTAGGTCTTATTCCACTTTGTCCAAAATGTGGCGGTTTTAAAGCAGCAAGCATTTGGAGATTAGTTAATGGAGTAGTGTATGTTTTCTCATAGATTCTACGATTCATTTCAAAGTTACTTGTTCCATCTGAGGTACTATCTTTCAAAGGCATAGCCTTTATAGCTTTTAAAGCACCGTTATTTATATCTTCTTTAATGAAAACTGGATTACTCATATTATATATTTCGTATATATAATATCAAACTATAAAAAAAACCAGGGTTTTGTGATTACGTTTAACGACGACGAACCGCCATTCTAGCAACATAAGAAGCATTATTACTATCTCCTCCAAATCCTAAATCATTGTAATTTTGGTTCATAGCGCTTTGCTTTTTAAAAGTAGTATAGTCAGAAGAGTCGGGTACAAATCGGTTGTTCGCGACCGAAGCAGGAACTCCGGTTTTGTCGCAATTAGAAATCATACTACCGAATCTACCTTGTAATCCTGCACGGGTTTTATTAATTTGGTTAGAGCCACCACAAACATAATTTTGACGTCCTAAGAAATCACCTAAATTATTAACTGCCCTAAATGGTGTTACTACACGGCTATATGCATTATCGGTACCATTAGTACCAACAGCTCCTCTTCCGTTCCATGAGTCACGTAAAATTCTACGTGTCATTACTTGGTCACTATTTTTATAATTAGTTATAGTTTGTTTGGGGGAATATCCATTAAAGGGACCTCCCAAATTTGTGGTACTTGTAAATTTAGCTGTCAATGTTGGAACATTAATAGGTGGGTTTCCTCCAATAGACATTTTATATTATACCTTATAAATATATATTTTTATAAACATTATATATATATTAAAAATTAACATGTATGATGAAAAGAAAGTATCAAAATCTGAAAGTTTAGCCAAAGTTTTAGAAACGCAATCTATTGTTTCTTACAATGCTCAATGTGTACGTAAGAAATCTAATTGGAGTAAAAGTTCTAAAATCTACAAATTTGATGAACAAATATTTGAACCCGAAACATTACTAAAGGATATACCTGATAATTCTCCAAAATTAGATAGTTTACTTAAGAAAATAGAGGAGTTAGATAGAAAAGATATGAAAGAACATGGGAAATTATTCAAACATTTTATTTTTTCTGATTTAAAATCAACAACTTATGGTGCTAAAGTGATTGCTTCTGCACTCATAGCCAAAGGAATGAAATTAGGATATAATGCGCCTAGTTTATTGAAAAAAAAACCAAAAAAAGATAAGGATGGTGACGATGATGATGATGATGAATCCGATGAAGAGGATGAAAATAAAAAGTCAAACCCTAAGAAGAATAAAAAACGATATGGAAAAATAGAGATGATTTCGGACAATGTTCTCCAAAACACTAAAAATAATAACTTTTATTTATTGGCGTCTATTTCTATTTATGACCAACCAATAAATACTGTTACTAAAAAGGCGATTTTAGCTAATTTTAATAAACGCCCTGATAATATTCATGGTGAGATGGCTCGTATTATTGTTATGGACAGTGGGTTTAAAGAAGGGATTGATTTATTTGATATAAAATACATTCATATTTATGAACCATCAACGGTTGCATCTGATGAAAAACAAGTAATTGGACGAGGAACGAGAACCTGTGGACAAAAAGGTTTGGAATTTCATCCTCAACAGGGCTGGCCTCTTTATGTATTTGTTTATGACTTATCAATACCTGATAGATTACAGGGTTCTTTCATGGGTAGTAAATCTACAATTGAGCTTTATTTGAAAGCAATGAATTTAGATATACGATTATTAAATTTCGCCCATGATTTGGAAAAAACAACAGTGATAGGCTCTGTAGATTATGAATTAAATAAAGCAATTCATAGTTTTTCTATACCTTTGGTTTCCTTAGAAAGCTCTGGTGTTTCTGAACATTTACGTGGTAGTCAGGAGGCACTTTATAATGGTGGTGGTCCTAAGCGTAGACTAGTATTACGAGCAGGTCCACCGTTAGAAGTGCAACGGTTCGGTTTTGAAGATATGCGTAAACATATCAGAGAACATTTTAGTGAATTTATGTGGACGGATGTAAAAATGGAGAACCTGTGTGAAGAAAAAAAAGAAATGAAAGGTGGTGCTGGTGGTCAAATAATAAGTTTTACTCCTACTCAGGATTTTGTTCGCCATTATTTCACACCCACAAATCCTGTAAAAGGAATGTTACTGCACCATAGTGTAGGTACTGGGAAATGCCATGCTAAAGACACACCTGTATTGATGTTTGATGGGACAATAAAAATGGTACAGGATGTGAAAGTTGGTGACGAATTGATGGGAGATAATTCTACACCAAGAAAAGTATTATCATTAGCTAATGGAAAAGATGAAATGTATGATATTATTCCTGTAAAAGGAGATAAATATACAGTGAATTCTGAGCATATTTTATGTTTAAAATACAGCGGGAGAGGTGCTATAATTGACCTATCTCTTAGACAACCAAATTGTCCATTTAAGACAACTCATATAGATAATAAAACATTTAAAATAAAATCAAAATCTTTTAAAACACGTGAAGAAGCAAATAAATACCTTGATGGCTTTGATGAAGAATCAAAAATTTTAGAAATAGAAGTAAGAGATTATTTTAAATTATCAGAACCTTTACGTAGAGACCTAAAAGGATATCGTAAAGGAGTAGAATTCAATAGTAAACCAATAAATTTTGACCCGTATATAATAGGTTTATGGTTAGGAGACGGTTCATCTAGAGGACCTGTTTTATCCAACCAAGATTCTAAAATATTGAAATATTTAAGTCTCAATTTAAGGAACTATGGTTTGTTATTAGTTTATCAATCACAATTTGATTATCGCTTTTCTAGAGATGGAACAACCAAAACAAATTTAATGATTGACGAATTGACACGTCAAAATCTAATTTCCAATAAGCATATTCCTAGTGATTATAAAATTAATTCAAGAGACATTCGTTTAAAATTGTTAGCAGGAATTATTGATTCTGATGGGTATTATTGTCCAAGAGGAAAAATATATAATATTACGCAAAAATCTGACAAATTAACAAATGATATATTGTTTTTGACTAGGTCATTGGGATTTGCCGCATATTCTACAAAATCCGAAAAATCTTGCATGTACAAAGGAGAAAAAAAAACAGGTATATACAATTCTATAACTATCTCAGGAAATGGACTTGACGAAGTGCCGGTTTTACTTACTAGAAAAAAAGCAGAACCCAGAATGCAAATTAAAGACGTTTTAAGCACAGGAATAAACGTTGTACCAATTGGAAGAGGTGACTATTATGGATTCACATTAGATGGCAATAATAGATATTTGTTAGGTGATTTTACAGTAACCCATAATACTTGTAGCGCAATCGCTGCAGCAACAAGCAATTTTGAAAAACAAGGATATACAATTTTATGGGTGACCCGTACAACTCTTAAAAGTGATATTTGGAAGAATATGTTTGATATGGTATGTAGTGATAGCATCAGAACTGAAATACAGCAAAATAATCTTCAAATACCGAATGAACAAGACAAACGTATGAGATTATTATCAAAATCATGGAAGATTCGCCCTATGTCTTATAAACAATTCAGTAACTTAGTATCAAAGAAAAATTCTCTTTATAACGACTTGGTCAAAATAAATGGACCAGAAGACCCCTTACGTAAGACCCTTTTGATTATTGATGAGGCACATAAATTATATGGTGGAGATGATTTATCTAGTATTGAAAAACCAGACATGAATGCACTACATCAGGCGTTAATGTATTCTTATCAATATTCAGGATTTAATTCTGTAAAATTATTATTAATGACGGCTACCCCAATAACGAATAATCCTATGGAATTGATTAAATTAATTAATTTATGTAAGACATCGGGAGAACAAATGCCAGCGGATTTTACTAATTTTTCGGAAAAATATTTAAATGAAAATGGAGAATTTACAGCGGAGGGCCGTACAGAATATTTGGATGACATAGCAGGATATGTAAGCTATTTAAATAGAGAAAAAGATGCTCGCCAGTTTGCACAACCAATTATCCAGAGAATAGACATTCCTATTATTAGAGATGTAAAAATGGCCGAACGTTTTGATAAAAAAGTAGTAAGTGATATAATGAATTCCGAAATTCCTTCTTTAAGAAAACAAATTATGGACGAGACAGAAAAACTGAAAAAGGGAGAACTTTCTGATTTAGATCCTAATAAATTTCTGTTTTTAAAAGATGAAATATGTGGAGATTTGGAGGGGAAAGAATTAAAATTATGTAATAAGGTTGTGTCTAAGAATATTAGAGAACTTATTAATGAGGCAAAAGAGGAAGTAAAGGATATACGTGAAAATATTAAACGCGTAAAAGCATTAGTTAAAGACCAAAAAGAAATAAAAAAGATATCTCTTAAAGAAATAAAAGGTAACGTAGAAGAGAACGAAGAGCAATATAAAAAATACAAGGAAACCTTGTTTTATCAATTAAAGAATAAATGTAGTAAAAAAATAACAAGTCAGAGTGAATTAATTAAAACTGTAAGTGAACATCCTGAAATAGTATCCTTAGATACATTATTAAATAATTATACAAGCGAAATAGAATTTTTACACGACCAAATAAAAGACCAAATGAAAAACCATAAAAATCGCTTAGAACATTTGAAAAAAATATTAAAAAAGAAGGATTTAAGTGAATTGGAACACAGTGTTATTAAATCTACTATTATGGATGAGAACCGGGATTATAAACTGATGTTAAAAGTAAAGAAGAAGGATGTTTCCAAGTCGGAAAAAATGTTAAAAAAGGATATGCAAAAAACGAAAAAAGATAAGAAGAAAGAGTTATTAAAGATTCGTAAAACTATCAAGAAACAAATAGGAAGTGAAAAGAAAAATGAGGCAAAGATAATACGTGAAGAGAAGAAATTACGTAAAACTTTGAGAAAACAAAGAGAAATTATAGAAGAAATTAAAGATGAAAAGTTACTGGGATTAGTAGATAAATATCGTAAGATGGCCATAGAACAATTTCATGGTGTAATGGTACAACATGAAGATGATTTAAACAACAAGCAACAAGCAAAAGAAATGAGAATTCATGAAAAAGAAGAAGCCCGTAAAACAAAAAAAGTAGAAAAAGAGAAAGAACAACAGAACAAAAAGGAACAAAAACAAAGAGAACAAGAGAGAAAGAAAGCTGAAAAAGAGAAGGAAAAGATAGCTAAAAAGGCTGAAAAAGAAAGACAGAAAGCTACGTTAAAGGCAGAAAAAGAAATGAATAAAAGAAAAACCAAAAAAAATAAATAAACTTGTTATAATTTATATTAAAAACATTGTGTATATAATATAAATACTATGAGCAACGAGAACACCAATGAATATATAGATAAAGTTACCCTAGAATTATTAATGAATAAGAATCATTATAATAGATACATATCACAAACTGACCCAAAAAAACACCAAGAATACCAAGACCATCTTGCAAAAATACGGAAATACAGAACCACTATAATGGAAATGACAGATGAATTTTTAGATAATCCAGACAAACAAGTTACTACAGAAGTAAATGAAGCATTTGATTTATACGTGAGAACATTAATACGACATTTTGAATGTAAAAAAATGGAAAATAGTGAGAAAGATGAAGATATGTTATTTAATAATGTAGATAATGAAACTGAAGAAATAGTGGCTTCAAAGTCATTTTGGGGGAAACATAAGGTATTAAAGAGAACTTCTTCAGTCTATCCTATAAACTATATACCTCGTATTCAAGAAAAAACAGATCTTTGAATTCAGCAATTACATAAGTATAAAGTTAATAAATTTAATGTTACATTACCTGTAGTAGCAGTAACTGAAATATAACGGAAAGGAATTGTTCCATATTTGAATAAATCACCAGCGGATGTCAAATTCAATGTATTGTATGACGGAATTGTAAATTGTTTTGCAACATTTATTTCTGAATTATCAAATGTATTGGTATATGTATATAAAATTTGACCTATTTGTCCTAATGTATTAGACCCGTAGATAGAAAATCCATCACCTAATTGTACACTCCCTATTTTCATAGTTGGATCTGTACATTTAAGATTTTTTTTCCTTATAAAATCACCCAAATCTATTTGAGCAAAATGAAGGCTATCAATTTCGTTATCATTTAATAGGTCATTGGTAAATCCGATTCCGTTTTCATAAGATGGACTTTCACCGGTTCTCACATATAAATTAGTAGGGACTCCAAGCGTAGTAAACCCATAAACAATAAAATGGATAGAATTTGGTATTGTGTATATTATTTTTACGCCTTGAGGTCCACCACTAATATCTGTCGTTAAAAATGTGTTTATATATGTATTACAACTACAATCAGTGATTCCAGGTGGTCCTGTTGGCCCGGTACTACCAAACCCTGTGGGTCCTGTATTACCCGAACCAGTAGGTCCTGTGTTTCCGTGACCTGTGGGTCCTGTATTACCCGAACCAGTAGGTCCTGTATTACCAAACCCTGTGGGTCCTGTGTTTCCTTGACCTGTGGGTCCTGTGTTTCCTTGACCTGTGGGTCCTGTATTACCAAACCCTGTAGGTCCAATATGTCCATTATCACCATTATTACCCTTTTCTCCTTTATTTCCCTTCTCCCCAATAGGACCTATTTCACCATCTTCACCCTTCTCACCACGGAAACCCATTTCACCTTTTTGACCCTTTTCCCCGTGCTCTCCCCTTTCTCCTTTATCACCTTTATCACCCTTATCACCATGCTCACCTTTATCACCTTTGTCACCTTTCTCTCCATGTTTTCCTTTGGAACCAGGGATTCCTATTTCACCCTGGTCACCTTTTTCACCACGAGGACCTTTCTCTCCGTAACAGCCTTTTTCACCAACAGGGCCCATATGTCCTTTTTCACCACGTAAACCCCTCTCGCCATGAAAACCCTTTTCACCAGTACATCCTTTTTCTCCTATAGGTCCTCTATAACCATCTCTTCCATCTTGACCATCTTTCCCGTCTTTTCCGTCTCTTCCATCTTCACCATCGCATCCATCTTCACCATCTTTGCCTTCCTTACCATCTTTACCATCCTCACCATCATGACCATCTTTACCATCTTTTCCATTTCTACCATCACGTCCATCTTCACCATCTTTGCCATCTTCACCATCTTTACCATCCTTACCATCTTTACCATCACGTCCATCGCGTCCATCCTCACCATTCTTACCATCTTTGCCGTCTTCTCCATCACGTCCATCCTTACCATCACGCCCGCATTTTCCATCCTTACCGTTTTCCCCATCTTTACCGTCTTCACCATCACGGCCAATTTTTCCATCTTTTCCATCACGGCAACTACGACTATTTTTATTTGATTTACACTGTTTTTCTTTTTTGCAACGATTATTATTTTTTTTATAGCTGCATTTTTTATTATTTTTACAATTACTCTCTGAACGTTCTCTTTCACATATTATAGTATTTTCTTGAGAACATGAATCATCATCAGATTCGTAGCAGTCACTGTTAGGCATATATAATTAATATTATATATATACAATTAATTATACTAAACAATCTTCTAATATAATTATTACACAGCGATAACGCAGCTACTAATTTAAAATAGTAAGTATAAAAACACAAATAAACAATTATGGTGATTTTCTAGTTTTGTTTTTAACGCACTTTAAATTTTCATTTCTAATATATCCCGGTTTACATTTTTTTATACATCTTCGTGTTCTAGGATTACGAACTTTATTTGGAGGACATGGGGCAATCATTTTATCTATCTTAATCTTTACACATTTTCCTCTTTTGTTTTTAACCATGTCTGGTGGACATGGAAGGGGTGTCGGACTATTAATTATATCGCGGTTAGGTTTTTGAATTTTATTAAAAATAGTAGATTCAGTTTCAATAGGTTTCGCATCAACCATTTCATTTTTCGCATCAACAACTATATTATCAACTATTACTTTTTTATATTTAGTTAACAACCCATTTTTTTCTAAAATAGATTCTAAACTAGTAAGTAATTCATCAATACTAGGTCTAAATTTTAATTCAGCAGAAACCATGTTACTGTATAATTCTTTTAAATCATCTGCAAGTTCTGTGGACAAATGTCTTTTGGCAATATGAAACCAGTAATTTAAAGCAATACCGAGACCAAAAACATCTATAGAATCAGTGCATTTATTTAAAAAGTTTTCATACCCCAGTTGATGAAAATTATCTTTCAATGTGCGGTCATATCCACTAATATATGAGACACAACTTTCTCTGTATTCGGTTAATGTAGAATAAATATCCATGGAGTAGAAAAAAAAATTCTTTGAATTTTCGTAATAATGACCACTTTTCTTTTCTATTTCACCGTTTATTAATTCTACTTTATCTTGTTGTTTTTTAATGGAATAAGCTATATTGTTAAAATCCCGTTTATTCAAATATTCCATCTCCCATGGATAAGACCAATGAAATAATGAAAAATCATAACTAGATTCTTTCGCACTCTTAACTAACTTTTTTCTAGAGGTCATTAATCCAAAATCTATTAAATTTAATCGGTTTGTTGCTTCATTATAAACAATATTTTGGGGTTTTAAATCATGATGAATAAGACCATGTTGTTTGAAAACCAATAAACCTTTAAAAATTCGTAGTGATTCTAATAAAAACAATTCACACTTTTGTCTATTTTCTTCATTAATTACCCATGTTTTCATTTTATTAGAAAATTCTTCTAAATTTGAACCACCATCTTCCATAATTAATAATTTGTAGTCATTATTATTTAACTTTCTTAACACATCGCTCCCTATTTTACATTTTTGTATGGCTTTTAAATTTGTAACACTACGGTTATCAATATCACATATATTGGGAACTCCTAAATAATAATCTTCTTTATTATCTGCATTTTTTACTTTGTCATATTCGGATAGTTCAATGTCGGCCTCAACTTCACTTAATACTTTGGATACTTTATTTGTATAGGAAATAGTAGGTGCATCTTTACATTTTAGGCTAGGTTTATGTACACAACCATAAGTTCCTTCTCCTATAACATTGGGTATTACAAATGACATATTATTAATTTATTATATAATATGTATTTATTTTTTGGGTTATCTTATAGTAATTAATATAACTTTTCCCTCTTTCCGTGTAGTTTCAGTTTCTTTATTAAAACATTTATCACAATTACACCTTTCTCTTTTTACTCGTCTTTCACAATTATTTGTTATTTTAATACATCTTGAGCAATGACTGCATTTTTTTTTGTAATAGCATTCCTCTGAACTATTATCCTCAACACTAGAATCAGAACAATATCGGCGCGGCATGTATAACTTGTATGAAGATTAACTAAAGTATAAAATATATAATTTTACTAGGTTGTAAGGTTATTATTGTAATTATATTTTGAATATTGTAATGTTAGTAATTATAACATTATACTACTATTACACCATTTTGCATTGAAAATGCAGAATGTAACATGTAACGTTGCCTTTTTACTCAAATCTTCCCATTTAATTGGAAGATTAAATGAGAAAAGGTGTAAAAAATATATAACAATAGTGTATATATGAAAAACAGAAAGACCATAAATTATAAAAAAAAATTATTGAAAAAAGGAGGAAGTAAGACTTTAAAAAAAATGAATTGTAGTCCGATGGTAGATAAACGTAGTCCAATAAAAGGTAGTTGTTTTACTGAAGATGTTCTCCGTTTATTAAAGAAATATTATAATCAACATAATCATGATACGGTAATTACAACCAACAATCCCGTAAAAATATGGAAAGAATTAAAGAGACGTTTGAAAACATGTGGAAAAGAAGATTGTTGGTTAAAAGAAATAGACGATGAAAATATTCGTAATAAATTAGATGAATTTATTTTTGCACCCGACCATCCGGATGATTGGAAACAAAACCCCGATGAATGGTTATCTAATTTTGATATACATGACGTTCTCAAACAATACATGAAAAGATACAAAAATTTTTATTCTCCCCCGCCATCACCTATTGATTTTGATACTAAACCAAATGATATGTTTGGTCAATGTGTATCCAATGAATTATGTACGTTTAGTTTAGAAAAACATATGAAAAATGGTAAAACTAAATTTGGTATCGTTATAAATATATCTCCCCACACTAGTAGTGGTAGTCATTGGGTATCCTTGTATATTGATTTAGATGATAAGTTTATATTTTATATGGATAGTGCAGGAAATAAGATTCCCAAACAAATAAACAGTTTCGTAGAAAAAATAGTAAATCAAGGTTTAGCCTTATCTGTTCCAATAAAATTACACTATTATGAAAATTGTCCCCTAGAACATCAAATGGGAAGCAGTGAATGCGGTATGTTCTCGTTATTTTTTATAATAACAATGTTATCCAATAAAGCTGAGGGTAAGATATTCTCTAATTACTTTGACAAAATAAATTTCTTTAAAAATAAACGTATACCAGATAAATATGTGTTTAAGTTTCGTAAAATATATTTTAATGAAAAATAATTTATCCTAGTATAATAGTATTAAAATATGGAAGATAAAACTCCGGAAATTGATGAATATATTTCTTCTAAGCTTTATTCGGTACCGTACGTAAATGGAAAAGGATATAGAATAGGAAACTATATTGTTTATATAAACAAAGATAAACTACCATTTTCTAACTTTGACCAAGTTGATAATTTTCTTATCAATTTATTTGATTATGCAGAACAAGTTAAGAAATCTAGAACAACCACAACAAAAGAGTTTAACAAACAATTTTTTAAAAATTACAAGATACCAGGTATTAAATTTAAACCGATTAAGTATATTAAAAAAACCAGTGAAGAAAGTGAAGAAGGAGGACCTGGGAAAAAAAACGGTGGTAAATCTAAAAAAGGTAAAAAAAGTACAAGTAAAAAAAGTACAAGTAAAAAAAGTAAAAGTAGTACAAGAAAATCCTATACAAAATAATATAAATAAGCTTTAATACTTATATTATCTATAAATGGCATTATATGTCACAAATCAAAACCAAATGCTACTTTGGAATGTTATAAGTAAAAATAATAGTATTAATGAATATTTTTTATATTCGGGTGCAGGTAAAAAAGAGGAATGGTTCAAGTCTGTTCTGAGGATATTCTATGAAAAAAACCAAAACCGTAATCTAAGTACTAAAGAATTGTTGGAGTTAAACAAAGAGACTATTGCATATATGATAAGAGGCATTAAACAAACTAATACTGTAAAGACAAAAGAACAACCTTTACATAGTCAATTCTTGAAACCATATTCAGTAACTGAAAATAAAGTTGAAAAGATTGGTAACCAGTTTAATGAAAAACAAATGGAATATAGTTCCATGTTTGAAAAAAAACCACCAGAGTCTATAGATTTTGCAGAAAAGCAGGACACACCCCTTTCTAATATGGATGACATAATAAAAAAGCATATGAGAGAACGCGACGAAGAATTAAAAAAATATTCACCTCCGCCTATTATACCTATATTAAACCAAAACGAAACACAAACCGTCAACAACAAACTAAGAATTGACGATGCGTCAGATAATATTAATATTCTAATTGAAGAAATAAAAGAAAAAAAATCAGTTAGTTGGTCAGATGATGAAAATTGTAAAAAACTAGAAAATCAACAAAAAGAGATAGACTTATTAAAATTACAAATAGCCGAGTTAATATCCAAAGTAAAAAATTTAGAAGAAACAACAAAATAATATATCATACTATTTTATAATGTCTACTACAAAATCCATTTTAAAAAAAAAAGGTAAGTCAGGAAACAAAACCAGAAAATCTGTTATGATTAATCCCAATTTTAATGAAGTTGCCAATGATAACCCAGAACCAATTACACCAAGGTCCAAAAACGAAAGATGGACAAATTCTATAGATTCAAAATTAGTAAGAGAAGAATTGACAAATAAAAGTAATAGATTTAAAAATGCTCGTAAAGCAGTACCAAATATTGCCGCAAGAACTGCCCGTCAAAAATATAATATTCCATCCCCATCACCTACTAAAAATGATGAAGATGTTATTAGAGTACAAAGAACATCCAGACAGACGAGTATACCTACGAACAGAGGTCCAATAACAAGATTCGTTAGTGGTTTTATGAATCTTTTTAAAAGGGGAGGAAGAAAAACACGTAAAAACAAAGGTAAAATGTAAACAATATAAACATTTTTGAATAATTACATAAAAATGGAATTATTCAAAAATACATTATTTATTAATTTAGAACATCGTTTAGATAGATTAGAGCATGTACAAAATGAATTATTTAAAATTGGAATAGAAGGAGAACGAGTAAATGCGGTAAAATCAGAATTGGGAGCGATTGGATGTACATTGAGTCATATTAGATGTTTAGAACTAGCAAAATCGCGTAATTATGAGCAAGTATTTATTTGCGAAGATGATATAACGTTTAATAATCCTCAGCTTTTATTAAAAAATTTAACAAAATTTTACGAAGAAGATAATTTACAGTGGGATATGATTATAATTGGTGGAAATAATGTTCCTCCTTATCAAAGAATAAATAGTAATTGTGTCCGCGTTTTCTATTGTCAAACAACTACTGGGTATATAGTGAAACAATCTTATTATGATACTTTAATAAAAAATTTCAGGGAAAGTGCAAAACTTTTAATGAAAAATCCAACAGATGAAGGAAAAAAAAAGTATTCATTAGATATTTATTGGAAAAAATTACAAATGCAAGATTTTTGGTTCATGATTACTCCCCCGACAGTTACACAATATGAGAACTATAGTGATATTGAAAACCGAAACACAAATTACAATCACTTAATGTTAGATATGGAAAAAGAATGGTATTTTGCTCAATTTAAAAAATAATTTTTTGTATTATTATAGTATATGACAAGTAAAAGTATTTCAATAAATATAGATTATAGCAACAATATGATATCATCGGTAAAAATAATTAATAATGAGATTGATATTCCATGTGAAAAGGAACGGGAAAAGGAACGGGAAAAGGAACGGGAAAAGGAACGGGAAAAGGAACGGGAAAAGGAACGGGAAAAGGAACGGGAAAAGGAACGGGAAAAGGAACGAGAAAAGGAACGGGAACATCACTGTCACCATAAGCATAAAAAGAAATTGGAATCATTATCATATTCGTCAGAATCGGTTTGCTCTTCTTTTAATTCAGAATCAGAATATTCTTCAGATTCGGAATCACAATATTCATCAGACTCGGAATCGGTAAAATCTGTACTTTCTAATTCAAGTGATTCTGTTTGTGTAAATAAAAAAAAAAAACATCCTGTAACCTGCAACAATTACTCAGATTCAGATTCAGATTCAGATTCATATTGTAGTTCACATTCACACAGTAGTTCTAGTTCTAGTTCCAGTTCCAGTTCTAGTTCTAGTTCTAGTTCTAGTTCTAGTTCCAGTTCTAGTTCTAGTTCTAGTTCTAGTTCTAGTTCCAGTTCTAGTTCTAGTTCTAGTTCTAGTTCCAGTTCTGATTCTGATTCTGATTAATTTCTTAATTGTAAAAAAGTAGATAATATAGTTTTATTCTTCTCTTCATATTGCATAGTTTTTAAAGTAGCCTGATATTCTTTTTGCATAATATGTTGCTTATATTGTTGATTTTGTTCTTCTAATATTTTCTCAGCTTCTGCTTTATCTAGTGGATTAAGTGTTTGTTGTCCTCTAACTTGCATATATTGTTCTGTAGATTTGTACAAGGGAATTTTGTTAATGTCTTTTTCGCTCACTCCTAGTACAGTCTGGTCTTTATGAACTTTTCGTAAATCATCAAATTTTAATTTACTAAAAGGGTCACATTGTACATATTCATCATCATTATCTTCATACAATTTTGAAGTCGGTCCACCACCAATTGCTAATGTTTCTACCCCCCGATATCTAGACAAAACCGCAGTATTTTGCTGTTCTTTCATTTTTTCAAACATTATGCCCATATTTTGTTTAGTTACATCACCTTCAACTTTATAACTAGCCTCATCTTTTGTAAACCAATCATTACGACTAGTATCTAACTTGACACTCATATTATCATCAAATAGTTTATTAAATTTTGTATTGAAATCTTTTGGTGTCATTTCATTAATTACTGAAGTAACTTTCTTGACGGAAGATTTATTTATACTATTAATATTGATAGGTTCATATTTCGGCTCTTCAGTAGGAATCTCTTGATTTTGTTTTTGTTGATTTTCATAGAATTGTACTACTACATCAAATGCTTTCTTATAAAATAAAAAATATTCGGGACGTAGACCAGATTTATCTGGATGTGTCATAAGTACAGTTTTTTTAGCACGTTTTAAATCGTCTACTGATAAATTATAGGATAAATGAAAAATATCTAGTATTTCAGATAATTTATACATATGGATATTTAAATTGTGAGATTGTATTTTAGACATGAATATACTATTTACTAAGTATTTTTTTTTAGAAAAATAAACCATCCTAAATCGTATAAAAAGAGTTATCTATCGCATTGACATCTTATACGAAGGGGAATAGCTTCTCTAAAGAGATGGTCTAATCCTTGGCCAAGTGTTGTTTGTTGTTCTGGAAGAAATGTGCAACAAAAGTAGTAATCACCACATACTCTACAATTGTATGCTTGAAACTGTGTCTCATTGTCAATGTATAGATGATTTACTCTACTTAAGCAAATAGCCCAATGCTCAGAATTATCCGGGTCATTAAATAGGCATCCAAATGGACGAGCTCTACTTATGTATGCATCATCAAAATGCTCAATTATTTCTCCAAAATTTACTTTGTGAACTGCTCTATACGCAGCAGTAATTGTGTCGTAAAAACAGAAGCTCATTATTTCATCTGAAAGCTCTAAAGGTAGTCCTGCTTCCTTTGCGACTTGGTGTATAATAAGTTGCCTTTGAACCGACATTTTGGGGGATAGATAATTGAAAACTAAAAGTATAATAAGTTTTCAATTTTTTAGCGTTTAAATATAAAAAAAATATTTTATTGTTATTATATATGACAAGTTTATCAATTATTACAGAGATAACAGATAAAAACCATTTTGCAGAATTGTTGATATCAAATCCTGGTTTATTAATAATAAAATTTGGTGCAGAATGGTGTGGACCATGTAAAATGATAAATGCTGGGGTCAAATTTTGCTTTGAACAAATGCCACAAACTGTTCAATGTGCAATTATAGATATTGATAAATGTCTAGATTTTTATACATTTTTAAAAAATAATAGAGTTATAAATGGTGTACCAGTGATATTATGTTATAAAAAGGGTAATCTATCTCATATCCCTGATGATATGATTGTAGGAGCAGATAAAAACAAGATAGCTAATTTTTTTGAAAGATGTATCAATTTATTAAACCGGTAAATGTTTCAATTAGAATTGGTCATGAAGTCTGTCACTTGTGCAAAGTGTAGATTGAATTTTTTGTTTGTTTCTTTGCATTTGTTGGTAACATTTGCTTGATTAAGGATTGTAAATACTTTCAAGACACGCAAAGCACATTCCGGGTCTTTTTTTTTCAAAATCATAAGAATGAATTTTATTTTTATGATTTTTTCTTCTTTTCTGAAGGTCTCGCAAATTGGCATACTTTTTTCATATCGTAATAAATTAATCTCTTTATCAGATGCCAATATTCTGGTCAAACAGTAGTAACTTGCATAGTTCATGTTACGAAGCAGTTCTTGTAGTCTTTCCGAAGAAAGACATCGTAGGTAATTCTGTGGCTTGTGATAATGCTCAATCATTTCTATGCGCGTATTGTAGGGTATGTATGAGGCGATAATCTTTAGTACTTCATCAGGAATTTTGGAACGAAGCAGCTCTATATTCAAGGAACCATAATTTTCCATTCTTTTCAGTTCTTGAGATACGTTAAATCGTTTTACCTGAATTTTCATAGACTTTTCTTTAATGGCCGCATTACAACGGTAAAATGCATCGTTCTTTCGTATTTTGTTTTGTTCAACGATATTTCGCATATTTCTTAATTCGCGACAAAAGTTTTTACTTTCCTTTTTAAAATTTTTATATTTGATTTGTGCCAATAATAGTTCTTCCTCAGCTTTTAATTGTGATTGATAAGATAGTTCCATTCTTTGTATAACATTTTTAACATGCCCCTCTGAATGAGAAAGCATATCTCTGGCTTTGGTATAATTAAACTTCAACTTTTCAATTCTTTTTTCGTCGCATGTTTTTTTAGGTATTTCAACATCTGATGTTGATTTTACGGTAGACATCGTATTATTTTTGAACATACAGTCAAACATTGTTTTGTTTATAATTATCTTTACTTTTTTGGGAAAATAATAATAAAAAAACAAATCAATTTTTTATAATTAACGGTACTATATTTGTAGTTCACCGTCAATGCTTGTTATATCATAGATATTGATTAAGAAATCAATAAAGGCTTTATCCGATAACATTTTTGAGATTCCGGTTTCTAACTGATTCTCAAAAAGAGAAGGAAAACTTTTTAAATCATAGAGTAAATGTCGTTTGTATCTGTAGACAAAATTATATGTAAAATATCGGTAGCCAAACCATTGATAAAAGCATTCTGAATAATCGGTGTTGTCTAAGAAACGCTGAATTAATTGAGGAACCATTTCTTCCGATTTATAATCCAATACATTTGGCTCATTGAGATGTTTGATGAAATTACATATGTAAGCATTAGTTTTGTCAATACCATTTTCACTGCAAATAAATAGAAAGAGTTCCATAAAACTTTCTAAAAATGGTTTATCTGTAATTTTATCAAATAGGATAAGTGTCATATTCTCAGTTAATCTTTTTTCCACTGACTTACGATTATAAATACGTGTTTCTTCATTTGAAAAATCATCAAAGGCAATTATCAATATATTTTTAGTAGTAGAATCAAATTCTATAAATCTTGGTAACAATTGATAATGAGAATTAGTGGGAAAGGATTTACCTTTTACAGAATCTGGTCGGTTAAATAAAACATGTGAGTCATTACACTTCCCACCTATACTTACATAAACTGTATCTATTTTCCCCCTGTTATGTATCGTTTCATCTATTATAGCTTTAAGTGAAATAATATTTCCTGATACTATTTCGTGTATCATTTCTGAATTGATTTTAACCCTATATTAATAATAATAGTTTAAAATCAATTTTTTCTTTGTTTTCTTGTGTTTTTTTGTTTTCTTTTTTTCCCACCCGCGATTTTTTGTGCTTCTTGAAATTCATTAGGTGGAGGATTCATCATTGGCTCTAAAGGTGAAGTAGGAACAATTGGTGACATAGGCATAACGGGCATTCCTTGCACAGGTTCAGCTGAAGAAACCGGCATACCAGGTAGTGTTGGTGGTTCATTAACTTCATTGGCTAATGGAGGAGACTGGTCAAATACAGATGGTAACATAGAAGTAGCAGATTCTTCGTTCTCTGGTTGAGATTGTTTAAAAGTATCCACGTCCATAAATGTAGCATAAGCTAGGACTAATGAAGTAACTCCTATCATTCCATATGCAATAAAGGGTATAGTATCATTCGGGGCATTAAAATCAATCATTAAATAAATATATGTTCTATAATATTAAATTATATTTTTAAAATAGAATACACGGACATTTATTTTGTTTTCGCATATCCAATTACAGCACATGCAATCCTTTTCCCGGCATGTCCAGTTTTTAAACTATCAGGAAAATTACCATTCCCACAATCATCTTCATCTGCATGAATAATTAACCCGCGACCGATTATATTGCATTTACTACCAGTTAATTTAATCATTTTATCACTAGTTTTATAATTTGCTATACCATGTTCGTCTGTTTTTAAATTTCCTAAATCGCCTACATGTCTTTCTTTTGATTCGGGTCCGCCATGATTTTTATTAAATGGGTTAAAATGAGCACACATACTTTCGCATTGTTCACTCATATCACCACATTCATGAACATGGAACCCATGAAATCCAGATTTTTTTAAACCCATTACATTAATCTCTATATCCACACAGTTATTTTGTTTATTTTCCGTAAATCTTACTGTACCCTTTATTTTTTTATCATTAAAAACTGCGATTGCTGACATTTATATAATATAATCTTTAAAAAAATTATTTTTATATTATTAATAGTTCCAATCTTTGTATAATCCACCATTTTTAATATTACTAACCATTAAATTAACACCGTAATCTTTATTATACTGCTCAATAAGGTTTAATTTATTGGATTGGGAGATGGTTTTACTTTCTAATTTGTTGAGAAGTTCCATTTGATGATTGTTCTTAATCATTTTTGCAATAATTTCATTATCTGATGTTTTATTTACTGAATACCTATAATCGTTCCCAGATATGCAATTAATAACCCTGTCTCTTTTACTCAACGATAAAAAATCCGAATAACTTTTATAATCATTAATCATGTAACTCATTACTTTTGTGTTTATATTCAAAAGAATAGATATGATAATATTTTTCCACATCATTATATAATATTAATAAAATAATATCTATTTACTTTATTAATACGTTTTTTTGGTTTTTCTAAATTTAGATTTTCTTCGGGTTTTACCTCCTCTTTTACCTAATGGTCGTAAATAAACGGATTCGTTTGGTGAATCAGTAATATGTATTCGGTTTTTACGAGTAAAAACATTTCTAATTTTTTTTCCAAGTTTTCTAAATAATCCTTTTGGGGAGTCATCTATTACATGAGTTGTTACAACAGGTATACTACTAGAATCAATATTATCACTGGCTGGACTTACTTGTGAAGCAACTCGCAAACTTTTTAGATATTTCGGTTCAAATTCACGAACACGGCTTGCAGTTGCTAATTCATCGTCTTCAAATATAGTATTGCTAGTATTAATAGGCGATACCGGTTTGCTGAAACCAAGTAAAATTCGTTTTTTAATCTTTCCTCTGCTTTTCATATCTACATACAATAATAAAATATAAAAAATTATGCGGTTATCTTTCTAATTTCGGCACATTTGTTTGTCCATCTTTCTTTGTCTACTTGAGATACGAAAGATATATTCTTAAAATGTCTTTCAAATTGCTCGGGACTATCAAAGAACAATGACCCCCCATTAATTCCAAGCTCACCTGTAGCAAGTGCAACCTTAAAGAAAAGATGTTCATTACGACTACCAACCCGATATTCCTTATATCTTGCACCAGTAACCGCATCTCTAATCATTGTACCTGGTAATCCACCAGTACTGTAGACTTCAATATCAGTTCTTTTAAAATTAACAGAACGCTTTAGCTTATGATACCCTTTATCAATATTATTTAATTCGTCCCGATACTTACGTTGCTTTTTACGGTTAGTACTAACAGATGAATAGTCTGATTCAGCGTCTTCATGTGGATTAAATGGCATAAAGTCATCATTATCCATAGCCGTAGGGTCGGTGTAATAATCATCTTCGTAAGACATGAAAAAAGGTTTTGTTTATACAATAAACAGGTTTTATATACAATATTAGAGTGCTATATCTTTATATTTATTTTTACAATGACTTGTTAATCTTTTGTAGAACCTTGGCCTCTAAATTATTAAATGCCACATGACTAACCGGTTGGTCTAAGTCAACATGAATTTCTCCAGAATTAATCTGGTCAAGTGTCCAGCCATTTTGGGAAATGTATTCAAAGTAAGGGATGGCATTTATCATAATATCAATATCATCTTCTTCCTCAGGGCTAAACATAGTTGAACTGTAAATTTGCTTTGTAAGATAGAGGTTGATTACATAAACCAAGTGATTCTTGAGAGTTTTGATATTATTATCTTGCTGATATTTATCAAACATGTTTGTTTTGAAAAAGGGGTCTTGCATTGATTTTGTAAATTTTTGATACTCTCTGTAGCCAATTGTTTGAAAGTTTACCTTCTCATCAATATATTGTTGAAAAGTAAACTGTTCATAAATAGTTGATGAACGGTTTTGAGGATAAGACAATACATTGTTTGTGTTTATTTGTAAATAATAGTTTAACAGGTCATGGACCTTATAAAATACCGTATCCCATGTAAATTTATCATTAATAAATTCTAGAAGATTAGCTCTGTAGTTTTCATTTCCGTTATCAAATACCTGCTTTGAATATTCCATGTAAATAGAATTTACCAAAAACGTTTTGATGAAGTGAACATATTCAGATGAATGCGACATTGACAGTGACAGTTTTTTATTAGAACTATAATAATTATTTAGAAATCAATTTTTTATGAAACAAAAGTTTTTTTATTTTAGTATCACATTATATAATGTCGTTTTTGATTAGTGAACTAAAAAAATCGGTTAGTAAGTATTTGAGTAAGTCATCTCCTAAACCTGTACTGGAAGAATCTAGAGACATTGAAGAAGATGTGGAAAAAGCAGATTTATCGGATGAATCCAAACAAGTAAGTGAACAATATGAATACTTCACTAATGATGACTTAGGTCAAAAATTTGGAATCAATAGGGACTTAACGAAATCATACAAGTTATATATTTGTTTATTTGAAATAAATAAAACATTGGAAAAACCATTTGTGCAGTATTATTTTGAAAAAAAAAATGGTAGTCATCAATTTATTGAAACAGTATTAGAACCTGTATTATTTGAAGGTATTAAGAAAGATGAAATTATTCCAGCAGTAATTCCTTTAGAAGGAACGGAACCAGCAACGGAACAAGGAACGGAACAAGGAACGGAAAAAACAGTAGAAGAGGAACAAAGTACTGAAGAAGAAGGAATAGAAGAAATCTCTGAAGAACCTGAACAAGGAACGGAAGAAATCCCTGAAGAACCTGAACAAGGAACGGAACAAGGAATAGAAGAAATCTCTGAAGAACCTGAACAAGGAACGGAACAAGGAACGGAACAAAGTACTGTAGAAGAAGAAATAGAAGAAATCCCTGAAGAACCTGAACAAGGAACGAAACAAAGTACTTTAGAAGAAGAAGGGATAGAAGAAATCCCTGAACAAGGAACGGAACAACAAGAGGAACAAAGTACTGTAGAACCAAGAGTTATAGATATACGCAATGATAATAAAATGGTAGGTGGTGATACTATTTCTGATATTGAAGAAATTTATTTAAAACAATGTAATGACACCATTGAATCACATTTAAACAATATAACAAAGGATTACAAAGGATTCATTGAGATTGACGATACTATATATGCATTTTTTGAAACAACCAGTAAAAAAGATATTGAATTAATTAGCGGCTCTAGATTTGCTATTATAGATGAAATAACAAGTGGGAAAAAAATAATAGATACTCCAATTTTAGAACCTATTATTAAAATGTTTGAAGAAAATCCAGAATTATTAACCATGAAGGACAATGAGGGAAATCCTGTAAAAAACCCAATAGCAGTTCACATGTGTAAAAAAACAGATTCTTTTTATGAAAATACAACTAAAGAAGATGATGAGAAAAAAGAAGGAGAAGACAAGGATACGGAATTAAAAATACACCACGATGTATTTGGTGATGTATATTTGTTTTCTACAGATATTATAACTACATTAGGTTCTTTTTTTAGTTTTTTTACTGGAGGAAAGCATATAAAACATTATGCATTATTTGTAGAAAATGAAACAATTATTAAAAATGAAAAAGAGAATGTTATTGATTATTTAAAATCTGCTACAGATAGTTTAACTTCGTTTTTAACTTATACTTGTATTTCTTTTGATGAGAACGGTCATCATTTTTGGGCTGTAAAATCAAAACTATTGTTTACAGAAATTTAAAATCCATATAACGATCCATTAAACCTAAATTATGTATGGTCCATTCAATTTCTGAACCTATCAAATTATTAAGAGTAGAACGAGACAACTTATAAGGAATATCATATAACAACTTACTTGTGTCTTGTAAAAGAGATGATTCATTTGAAAAGGTCTTTTGAAAATAATTTAAGTAATTTGAACCATCCAAATAAGGAGCATAGTTATCATAATTTAATAAACTTTTAAATGAAATTTGTTCAAAATATCTTTCATTATTTTTATTATAAATGTCTACCCATCTTATTGTTTTGTTAAAATCACGGTTTATTCTAAACGTGTAATCATCCGTTGATATTGAGTCATAATTTTCTATTGATTGAGGTAAAGGTTCAAACTGACTATTTAATTTCTGTGCAACATCACCTAAAATTAAAAAATTTGTTAAATTTATTTTGTTTACTTTTGAATAAGGTGCCACAAAAATACTACTAAATGCAATAATTTCTAGATTTTTAGATTGTTGTTCTAAAGATTCATTTATTTCCATAGCAATTCTATTTACAATCGCACCACCAAATGAGTTTCCTAACAACAAAATCTTTTTATTATTCTTTAATTCAGTTAAAATTTTGGTATAATAATCGTTTAAGAAAACAATATTTGTTAATGGTAAACCTATCACATTTCTTGATAAAAAAATAATGTTTTGTACCCATAAAAATAATATATTTCTCAATGTTTCAGTAAAATCGTGACAAATAATTTCTAAAACTCCATATGGTATGTCGTAATATTTAGATATGTTGTAAAGTAATCTTTCTGTTGATAATTCTTTTTTTAAATCGCAACCCATCCCATAAACTATGTAAATTTTGTCATATTGAAATGTTTTTAATTTATCATATTTCATGGTTTTAATAATACCTGGAGAATTATTTGATTCTATATCAAAGGTTAAAATACAATTATCTGGTTTTAGTTGCTCTATTACAATTTCAATTTTTAGTTTTGTTGGTAGAGTTTTACTACCAAAAAGATTATTAAATATATATTTTTTTGGTATTACGGGTTTAGTATCTGTTACTTCTTTAATAAGTGTACGTGTAAATTTATTTTGTTTTAACTCTTCAATTGTAGGTATATCAATTTGGTATTCTTGTTTTATATATTTCTTTGCTTCTTCATAATTTTGTGTCTTTTTAATGTAAGTTTGTCCGTCTTTAATACTGTAAGTAACCATACAGTTATACCTTACATTCTTAATAGTTGACATATTTTTTGACTCCATATTCACAACATTCATACCAATATATTTATTTAAATCTTCACCATAAAATGGTAAATTTTGATATTTACCCTTTAATCCTGCAAGTCCACCATATTGATAATCAGGTAATTTTACAGACTTATCAATTTGTTCTAAATCTACTGGTTGATTTGCCTCTTTAAATCTTGATAATAATAAATCTGTAAAATAATTAATAACGTTGATGTCAACTCCACCTTTTATTTTTCTGGTTTTCCGTTTTTGTTTATTTTTTAATTTTCTTTTGTTTTTTAGTTTTGTTTTATTCATAATTTATAATAATAATATGTTCTTACACTATTATTATAAATTAAACAAAATCATCATTCATATATTTCTCTAAAAAGTTATCTAATGAATATTCATTCACATCACCTTTTAAGTTATCATAAATCTCTTCGCGCAACGGTTTACGACCATACATATCTTCAAAAGAACCAATGTATTTTTGAATTTTTTGCGTTTCTACTTCATTTTTTATACGTTGTTCCTCACCTTGTTTTCGTAAAGCCTCTAATTCATCAAACATTTTTTTTGATTTATCAGCATCCTCTTTATGTTTTTTTTTCAATTCTTCATCCTTTTCTTTTAAAGCTAATTGTTGTAATTCAATAAGATTGTTTTTCGCAATAATGTTTTCCTCTAATATAACACTATCATTATCACTTTCAGATTCTTCCTCTCTCCCTTGTAAATACCATTTATTACGTACTTCACTTACACTGACGATTGTATCACAAATATCTGGCTTCTTTAATTTCTTAAAGTTACGAATACTTTCCTCATCTTTACCTTTAAATTTTGAATTAAATTCATGGGTAATTTTCTCGGGAATCATAGGACTAGTTTCCATTAACCGGTCAAATTCTTGACGGCATAGTTTTATAAAGGGTCCGGCATCCATACGTTCATCCGGAATCTTAGCTAATTCAATACGAATGTTACGGGCAAATTTATCCCAAGCAATAGAAGAAACACGGTGTCCCTCATTTAACTCGGATATTTTCAAATATTGTTGAATCGTAGTAAGTATACCTATAAATATATTAATTGCCCCAATAGCCATAGGAGAGTATGTTTGATATTGCAAAGGTAAACTGGTTTGAGCAAAAGATGCGGTTCCACTTACAGTAGATAAAACAATAGCAGGTATAGTGAACCACGCATGCATGTAAGCAAACTTAGCATGTGCGCGTGAATTTAACCACTTATAACATTGTGCTACATCACACCATTCTACCAAGATTTTCTCATTTTCTTCGGACCAATGTACTTTTTTACTAGCGGTTTCAGCATTGGTATCTGAAATACTTTTGCCGTCATTTGACCGCGGTTTTTTGTTTTCACTCAAAACCGAGTCTTTATCGGTGATTGATTTTGTCATTACGATTTCTGATTTCTATATTATAGTTAGAAATTTCATGTTGAAACAAATAATTAAATAAACGCAATATAACTTCCTGTTATACCAATCAAATGCATAAAAAAGTGAATAAAAACATGGGAATCTGAACACCAATTCTTTCTAGATAATTTGTTGCTTAATAATGCTGAATATATAAATAATAAAAAAATTATGTAAAATATCAATTTATAATCTAATTCTATCTCTTTTATAAAACTAATATAACAAAAAACAGCTATAACCGATATTCTTACAAAAATAGCGTCAATTTTATGAACTAAAGAGTTTTTTATTGGGTTACACCAGAATACAAATGAGAAAACAAAATTAATCACAAATAATAAAGATAAAACCTTTTCATAATGATTTGATTTTTCAGAAAACAATATCACATATAAAAACGGTAACAAAAAAAGCGTAGATGATGTAATTAAAATCTTGTGTGTATCCATATATATATAATAATTTTTTATATTTCATTATTTTTTTTCCCATATAAATCATTTTTTGCTTTCGTCTTGAACGATAAGTTCTACTAATGTATTTTTTATTTCTTCCTGATTCTTGATACTACTGGTTTTTTTAGGAATATCGTTTTTCTCTAAAATAAATTCGCTATCTTCAAGAATGTTCTCTATTTCTATGTTTTCTCCAATTATATAAAACTTATGAAGTCGGTCTTGTTCTCCTATATCCTCTATAGAAAAAGTACGATTAATATTAATGTTCTCATCAACCTCTCTATAAAACTCTTGCATTCTCATAAATAATCTGTTAAGTTGTCTTTTTTCTGAAATATGAAAAAAAGATACGTAGTTGATATACAAAGAAATCTGTTCTTTCAATAAACGATTCTCATATTCTAATGTATTTAAAAAATTAGAAATGGAGAATCCAATACGATGATTTTCATTATAATGGTCTACGGAATCAACTTTAGAATTGAATTGTAAATATAATTTATTTATTAATAGTAAAATATTAGAATGAATGTCTTTAATGTCATCTATTTTATATTCTTGAAATGGTTCTAGGTCTTTATAAATAGGATATGACTTTAATTCTAATTCATCTATGTCTAAATCTTTTCGGTTCTCTTTTATAAAAACAATAATAATATTGTACAATTTGTAATAATCACAATACATCCTGTTATTCATTAGAGAACGATATCTGTCAATATGCTCTAATTCCATAGCAAATGTCTTATATTGAAAATAAAACGAATCCAAACAGAATAAAAATATCTTTTTCCCATTTGTTTTTACAAGTTCATTGTATTGAATCTTTAATTGAGATAGTTTCTCACTGACTACTATTTTAACTTTTGTAATCTCTTTTTTTAAAGTAATAATGTTCTCAAAATCAGTTTTTAATTTTTCTATATCAAACGCATGATTATGTGTCATTACTATAAGTGAAGAAATTATTGGATGCATAATTTATAATATTTAATAAACC